TCTGGCTTTCTGGCTGCGTTTGTGGCGTGTAAACCGCGACCGTAAATCATATCGCTGATGCCATTAATTAGCGCGCTGTTGGTAGGCGATTCTTTGGCATCTATGAGCGTTTGATAATAATTATTATCTAAACCATAAGCTACCCACTTCTCTCGCTTGTCCTCGCTTATCTGAGGCGTTGTGTACTTACCGAGTTCTACTAAGCTAATGCTGCTCATATGATTACAAATTCGTTATTAGATGGTTGCTCTGTAAAGATGTTCTCGTTGATGCTGAATTTTGGAAAGTCAGTTTCGTCCGTAATGAACGCCTTACCGCGAAAACAAAGTTCTGCGCCATCCTTTATTTCAATGATATAGTTTTGTGCGTCCACCAGCGCAGGCGAAAATGTATTGGTGATAGTCAAGTAACCGTTTATATATGTGGCTGCAAAGTTGAATGTGTGCGTCAACTTGTTCTGTTGTTCACTTGTGAAAGTTACATCTACATTTCCTGTTGGTTCAAATCTTGGAATGATTATAAACGATTGAGACGCTGCTGATGTGGTTAAGATTACCATACACTATAAACGTATTTTTCAGATTTTGTTTCAAATAAAAAAGGCTACCCACAATGGATAGCCTTTTTAAATTAGTTTGACTGCTTACTAAGCTGTCGTGATTGTCGTGATACCTAAAGCTGTCAACTTCTCTAAAACTGTTGTTCCTGTCGCTGGAATACAGAAGTTAGCAGGTAGTTTTTCGCTTCCTGTAAAGGTTAAGGTGTAGCCATTCAAATCACCAAGACTTCCACCTGTCGCAAATGTACCGCCTGTCACATCCAAACCGTGTTCAAATCCGCAAAACAATAGATTGCCGTTGTTATCTTCAACAACAATTTTTGGTCTGCCATAAGAAAGCAACTTCAACTCTTTATTTGCTTCCTTGTCCATCTTTTTTAAGGTGATATTTAAGGCTTGCTCAAAGAACGTAGTGCCATTGTCTCGGCTTGCGTTAATAGTTTGCTCAAGTGTATTGGTTGTAGCCTTCAGTTCGTATTTAAATGCAGTCAAGGAACTACCTAATACGTCAATTACATCGGTGTTTGTGACATCGAATGTAATTCCTGACGTTGGAACGTCCGCAAAATTTAGGATGTAGATGTTGTTTATGCCTCCAACAGCATCCTTACAAGGCTCTACCCGCCCGTGTGTTATATCGCAACTCATTAGTTTTTTATATTTAAAAAAAAAGGGCAGACAAGCAATCGCTTACCTGCCCAGATTTTTGGTTAGTATTAAATTAAGCGTAAAGAACTATGTCCTGAACTACCCCGTAAGTTGCACCTTGAAAAAATCTGGCGATGAAACGGAAATTATTTGAACCGTCTAAGTCAGCCATATCAAGTAATTTAACTTCTTGAGCCGCGCTTAAAAGAGATGTACCGAAGAAAAGGTTGCTGGTTTGAGCAGCTACCATTTTGTTATCGGTCAATCCTTCTGCGACAAATACAGGAACTCCGTTGAAGAACAAGTCAACTAAACGTTGATTTGAACCTCTGTTCTCATAACCAGCGCCACCAACTCCAGCAGCAGCATATCCTGCGAGATGCTCGATGTATGCCTTGTAGACATTTTTTGAAACGTATAATTTTAGGTCTTCCTTGCCGTAAACAGCGGATGGAATCTGCGCAATCACAAGACTCATTTGAGCAGCTACGTTGGCAGCGGTTACACCACCTACAACAGCAGCAATTTCTTGAGCAGCAGGAAGAGCAGCATCAGCCGCAAGCTGAACTGTCAATCCATCATACTCACCTTGATTCGCGGCAACTCCAACCCAGATATTTTGCTCAATCTTCTGAGCAACTTTTGAACCGATGTGTCCAATCATATAGTCAGCTAATGAAGAAGGAACGTCTCCTTGATTAGCACCCATTTGTGCGACTTCCCAAGTGGATACAAAATCTTTTTTACACATTTGGAGGTTCACTTGAGCCTCTTCGACTGTTAAGATTCTTTCAGTCAAATCAATGGTAGATGTTGGGGTGAAGTCGCACGTTGCGTCCTTCACGATAGCATCAACGTCAATTCGTTGGATAACCTCTTTTTGTAAAACGTTTGGACGAACTGTAATTCCGCCATTTTCGATAGTGCTTGCGCTCAATAAAGCTGCACTGATGTACTCACCTGCTGCTTGTCCAGCGTAGGAAGTCGTGATATTAGTAGTTGTAGCCATTTTTTATTTTTTGATTTTAGCTAATTTGGAAAATACTCTTGATTCAGTAAGTCCCAATTTTGTTGAATGAAAATTGAATGATTTTTTTGATTCCTTTTCAGGATTTGGCACGATTGCCTTTGCTGCTGGCATATCATCAGATGATAGCGCAACCTCTTCTTTTACTTCCTCAATTACTTCCTCTTTTTTAGTCTCAGAAAGCATTGACTTTATCTCACCAATAGCTGCTTCGAAGTCTTCCTTCGTTACATAACTTGGCTCTTCGCTGGCTTCAACTTCAACCTCTGAAGTTTCAACAGCTTCTTCTTCTGCAACGGCTTCTTCTTCCATTGCTTTTTTCTCGCTAATTATACCTTCTTCAGTTACAATTAACATCATAGATTCTGGCAGTTCATATTCGCCAACAGGAAGCGGCACTTGACCATCTTCTGTGACAATGAAAACTGCTTCTCCAGCTTCGAAACTCTCAGCTTCGATAACTGTGCCGTTCTCAAGTGTCATTTGCTCCAGATGGACTTCCATCCCAAGCAATGTCTTGATTTGATTAATTACAGATTTTTCCATATAGTATAAACGTATTTTTAATTAAGTGTTACATTTTCAGCTTCCACAAGCCTCGCAATCCTCATCATCAAGGCTGCATTCCTGTGGTTTCACGTTCTTTGTTTTGTCAAGTTCTTCTGCCTTCCGCATCATTTCTTCGAATGCGTTTGACTCTTCAGTTATGTTTGCCATTTAAATATCTTCGTCAGGTTCAAATTCGTATTTCCAATCGGTAAAGGCTTGTGGCGATTCAAACATTACAACCTTATTTGATTCTATTGAAATCGTGCTTTCGATGCCTAAAAAATCTGTTGTTGATTCGTCTTCGTTATATCTGACAAAATCCCAAGTGATTGCTGTGTCAGCGACCTCGTAGGTGTTATCAGTTATGTATCCGTATTTATTCATTAATGTGCTACCCATTGATTTGGATTGTTTGCAAAATTTATTAACGACATATCATAATTACCTGTGCTTGACGAATCACTCGCTACTAATCCTGTGGTTTCGTTAAACTTCCAATACGCATCAGGATTGGAAAGTATGGTTGTTGGGTCAACTCCTGCTCCGCTGTTGTATAAATCTAAACCATCCTGTGCTGACGCACAATAACCTGATTTTACAACAAAATCATCCATCACACCTTTAAAATGCTTGGTGGAATTATTTCTTCGACCAATGTGGGCAATTTGAAAATTGTAATTGTTGGTATTTGACATTGTTTTGCTTTGCACTATGCCATTTACATAGAAGTTAATTTCACTTGACGAATCGCGAGTGAGCATATAATGCGTCCAAGTTCCGTTATTTGGTGTATATGAATAACTCCATATATTATTACGAGCACTACTACTACCATTTAATCTGAATTGTACTGAGGTTGGATAAAAGAACCAATAGTCCTTGTTGGAAAAGTCTGTAACCCAAAATTGACCATTTTCGGTATTAGTTTGACTGTTGAGCCATAAGGAAATTGTGAACTCGGTATTAGCACTGATACCTACAACATTACTTGCATAAAATAATCCATCATTTACACCATCAAATTCTAAGGCATTGCCGAAGTCATAACCTGACGATAGCAAAGGCGTTGCTCCAAGATATGCTTGAGATACATCTGCGCTTCCTAACTTTAATGTCGTAATATCTGTTGCTCCTAATTTTATTGCCATACTACGCTATGATATAAAGTGTTGATGCGTTAGGCGTTGTAATTGCATCGTATTCGGCTTGGGTCAAACTAATCATATTAGTGATGATGTCTGCTCCTGTTACACCTGTTGTGTTTGATGGTACATAATAGGCATCGTTTGTCAGCGTTGAAACGTTGTCATTTGGCTGAGTAGATGTCGTGCCTAATGCTGCTCCACTTGTAACTGTTGCAACTGCTACGCTGTTGACTGTGCCTGTTAAATTTCCTGATAAAATTGTAGCTGTTGAATCTTGGTTAGATGTCGAACCAAGTGCCGCACCTGATGTGACTGTGGCTACCGCAACTGAATTAACTGTGCCTGTTAAGTTACCTCCTAATATGGTGGCTGTTGAATCTTGATTTGCTGTTGCTGCTAATCCTGCACCTGTGTTAAAAGTCGTCCAATCGGTTGAACTCAGAAATCCGTTGGCTAAAGCTGTGGCTTGCGCAAGTGTCAAGTCAGGTGTTGTCGTTCCGCTTGTTACAGATAAAGGCGAGTTTGCTGTAACTTCAGTTACTGTTCCACCTCCACCGCCTCCTCCGCTTGCGTAGTTTGGAATGTTTAAAGTATCTCCTACCAATGTAGCTGCTCCTGATGTACCTGTGGTAGTCAAAGTAATATCACCCTGCTTTGCATCTAAAGCTGTTTGCGTTGCTGTGCTTATTGGCTTGTTTACATCGCTTGTATCGTCAACATTTGGTAAGCCAACTTGAGACTTAGTGTAGTCTCCTGTGTTGGAGGTAACTACTCCTGTTCTGCCAAATACAGAATCCACAGCGTTAGGTTGAGCGCCTGCTGAGATACCGCTTAACTTAGTTTGTTCCGCATCTGTAAATGCGTTTGTATTTGCATTACCTTCGTATGCTGTTTTTATATCGGCTGCTGTTTTTGCATTTCCGATTGACGCTTCTAATTGTGCGAAGCTGTGAATGCCGACTCTTTCTGTTGCCATTAGTTAACGGTTAAGTATATTTCGTTGTTGGATGTGACGTATATGAAATCATCCGTAGTGATGTAAATGTTGTTTACTATAACAGGTGGAGTTCCTGTAATATTGCCGATGCCTTGCGCCCAGAGCGAGCCATCGCAGCACTTTCTGGAGTATGTGTTATTTGGGCACAAACAACCTCTGCGACCACCTCGCCTTGATGATGTCGCATTATAATAGCGTAGTTTGTCTTTACGCATCTAAGCTGTTGATTTTAGATGTCGCCCAACTCAATGCAGATTTACCGCCCCAAAGTAAGTAGCTAATCGTTCCGCAAGCCTCTGTATCTGAACTATCATAATACTCTGATGCTCTGCTCAGATAGCTTTTCATTCGCTTGATAGTTTCAATACTTACCGGTTTGCCTTGTGCTAACTGCTGTGCTCTAATTTTACCAACTTGCGTAGCGCATTTGTTGTTTACCTTCTCGTTCAATTCAAGACCTCGTTTCGCGTTGTTCTTTACTGCATCAGGATAATCACTATATGACTCCATTGAAATGCGCTTTCCGCTTTTGGTTCGCTTGTCCTTTTTGATTACCGCCTTAACTTCCTTCAGTAGGTACTCCTTTTCTTCTGCCTCAAATTCTGCAAAGATTGTGTCTATATTTTCTACTGCTTTCAGTTCTGTTTTGTCAGCAAAGTAGCCTTCGATTGAAAATCCTTTTACCTTACCTGTCTTGACGAAGTCATTCCAAACCTCATCGTTGTCAACCTTTACGCTGACCATCCACGTGCCGACAGGCATTGATAAACCGTAATATGCTGACTTGTCTTTTTCAGAATCATCAACCAACCAAGACTCAACTACTGTCAAGTCGCTCAATTTAAGTTGGTGCTCCAAAGTGCTTTTACCTTGATTGCCTTGCTTGAGAAAAAGCTGCGATGCTTTTGCAATCGTTTCCTTTGAAAAGTAAACGTAGAATTCATCCTCGCCATTCTTTCGGAATATGGTTTTGTTTGGAATCAAAGCTGCGCCCATCAGCACTCGCTTCTCCTTATCCACTTCCGCAAGTTTAATTTCTTGCTCTTTGCTTAATGCAATGAAGTCTGACTCAATTGCAGGAGATTCCACGATACTGATGGCGTTCACTCCAGCGTCAATACTTTCTTCGTCAAGGATTAATTCAATAATCTTCATAGTTAATAAACGAATTTTTTAGGTTTTGTTTTTATGGAAACGATGCTTTGTTTCGGCTATTTCTATCAAGGCTCTGCTGGCTGGTGACATCAGTCGCTACAACGTAGGCTTTAACAGGTTGATGATTCTGGTCTGCAATGCTGCCTGCGACTTGATTGAATCCACTTTGACCAACTGTATTAAACTGTGGAGCACCACCTCCTTGACTACCTCCACCAAGTGATTGCGATGCACCACCGCCACCGCCACCTCCGCTTTGACCTAATGAAGCTAAACCTGTTGCTGTTGCTGCTGTGATTCCAGCTATGGATACACCAGCCGCTATATTGTTAGCAGCTATAACGGGCGCAGCCGCTACACCAGATGTCGCGATAGCTTGAGGAGTTGCTAATGCAGCAGCGTTTGCTGACTGAGTTGAAATTATTGTTTTGGCAATGCCTACAAAGCTATCTGCTAAAATCGCAGCCGCTTGTACCTTTTTATTTTCTCCTGCGTATTGTTTAACAATATCAATAGCAGCTTTCGCGCTGTCGAGATTTTGTTGTTGAATTGCTCTTTTTGCATCTGCTGCTGCTGCGTCTTGCTTGATTTCTAAATCATTACGCGCTTTTTGTTGCAGTGAAATATCTGCGTTTCTTTGCGCCTCTAAGATTTTGCGCTGATTCGTTGCGTCTTGAAATGCTGCTGTGCCTTCTTTGTGTAGCGCAATCTCAGCGTCTAATGATGCTTTTTGAATTGTATATTTCTCTAAACTTGACTTTTTAATTATATCAAGTTTATCCATTTCGTCTTTTTCAAGTGTTACGGCAGTTGAGGATTCAATGTCAATTAAAGCTATATCGGTATCAATGATAGACTTTTTTAAATCTCTTTGCTCTCGAAGTAAGCCGTTTGTATTTGTAAGCTGTTCAGACATCACACCATCAATCCGTTCCTCAATGTCTAACTTTTCAACGCGCAAGTTCGCTAATTCCAATTCTTTTTCTTGATTTGAACCTAACATTTTGGATTCAAATTCAAGAAACTCAATTCGCTTTTGAACAACCGCTTGTTCAGCTTCAACCGCCTCCTTGAGTATTGCTCCGAGTTTTTGGTTTGCGATTATTCTCTGTTCAATTGAAACTGCTTCATCATCTCGGATTTGCCTTTGCGATTCTGCTTGCTTTTGATAAGATAGTTGCAACTCACGATTCTTTATTTCAAGAAACTCTGTCGCCTTCGCGTTGGCAGTCAATGCTTGTGCATTTTTAAAGGTTTCGGTCGTGTAGTCAATTATTGCATCGGTTGCTTTTTCGGCTATATCAATGACTTTTTGCAAACCACCATCTTCTCCTGTAATTACATCTACACTTTGTACCGCAGCTTCTTTCGCTGTTTCCCACGCCTTTGCAAATTCACCTTCAAAAAATTGAGACAAGGCTTTTCCTGCAATAGATAACGTTTCCATCAACTGCTCAAAACGCTTAATAAGTCCTTCTTTGATTGCCTCGCCAAGTTCCGTGAGTTTCTCTTGCGGATTTTCAAAAAGGTCTTCGTAGAAACCTTTTATAGGGTCTATGGCATTTTTAATAAACTTAAACAAATCGTGAAACGTTATTTTTAAAACGTTCATTCCTGTGCTAAAAGCATCAATCGTTCCTTGATTGGATTTGAAAAGTTGCATCATTGTCGCAAGAGCAGCAATCAATAAACCTATGCCTGCGGCTTTTAATGCTGAACCGACTTTTTTGAAGCCTCCAGCCAAGCCTTTTGTACCTTGCGAGGTTTTCTTTAAGTTCTTGTCGACAGACTTTACTCCTTTATCGATGTCTTTTACTTCTTTATCTACTTGTTTAATTTGACCAGATTCGACATCTATTTCAATACTTACTACTTTTTTGATTTGTTCAGCCATTGTCTTGTAGTTTAAAGTAGTTCTTAAATTCGGTTAAGTTCTGCGGCACTTTATACTTGCCTTTTGCGAATTGGGTCAACTGACCGCCATCGTGCCAATCGTCTGTTTTGAGTAATTCTATAATGTCCTTTATCATTAGTCTACAAGTGTTAAAAGTTCAAACATCGCTTCGCCTGTTGTCAAGTTCAGCCGCATATTATTTATCGTGTATTTCTTTTCGCTTATCGTCAGCACATCATTGACCTTAATCTCCAACATCAGATGTAATGGCAATATTGCTTTCAGCATTGTCCTACGCATTGATAGGTCATATAGGTCAGTTATGTAATCCTCCCAGAATGATTTATAAATTGTTGGACTTGTCGCTGTATCTGTTTCCAAAGTAAACGGATTCACTTCCGCACCAAAATTCAAACTTTGAGTATAGGTGTTATCCTTGTCGTTGTATTGATAACAAACATTATACTGAGTGTACTTATCTGCTCCAAAAGGCTCATTTGCATAAAAATCTCTAAACGAAAATTCTGTCTCCCCAACCGTTGCGAGATTTTGAGTTGCGCCTCTGTAAAACATAACAGTGCCTCCACCAATTGGCGTGAAGTTTTTATCAATGTAGTGGCAAACCATCAATTGACTCAGAAATTGAGAATCGCTTATTTGTGGTATGTAGTTGGTCAATCTTGACCAGCTTGGATTTTCAAATGGAACTTTCAGCGCAAATTTTTCTGGACTGATAGCATCTCCAAAGCTATCTCTAATTTTAGTAATTGAATCACCGTATCCAATGCCAGCGTGAATTTGTGCAAAGTTTTGACCAATAACTGACTCGGTTGGTTCAAAATTAAATTTCAATTCATTGTATAGTTCGGCAGGCTGGACATTAACCTCATCCATATCGACATACTTTGTGATGTCTACGTTGCTACCTAATGCTTTCCAATCATCAAAAGTTTCTACTTGGAATGTGCTGCCATCAACAGGTAATATCACAAGGTTAAACATCTGAATAATTCCTTGCAGCCAATCAATAATCATCTGGTCAGGTAGACCTCCATCAATACTTAAACTCTCACCTGTCAAGCTATCAGTATAGGCGTAATTGAAATACCTAAAGTCGCAAGTGGATGAGGTGTCCATCTCTTGATATGCTCTGCTCACAGAGAAATTTAAGTAAGATGTGTCGCTCGCTATCGTCCAATTAAACAACTCAGGAAAATTAGACTTCACATAGAACTTTAGATTTCTATCTGTGCCTTGATTTGGTATAATAAAGTTATGACCTAACTCTCTTCCAGCATCAAAGTAAACCGTTTCAAAAACCGCGCTTGTATCAATATCGTAAGCCACCAGCTTAACCTTTGGCATTGGTAAAGTGTCATTTACTGCATCTAACAATGATTGAACTACGTTTATACCTACAACCACGACAACCTGACCGCTATTCGCAGGCACATTTAATACGCCTGTGCTTGTGTTGTAATTTGGATTTCCTATTAAAGTGCCTCCTGTAATTTGGACGTAATCCATATTGTAATGGTCTCCGAAGCCTTCGTATCGGTTAGACCATAGATACAAGTCTTGCCAAGCATCGCTCGCCCAAAAACCGCCTGTGAATGAAACGGAGTATTTCGATTCTATCGCAGTCAAAACTGTGTCAGCAGAAATAGCTGGCTTTAATTCATACTTCAAACCGCCTTGAGCCGAATACGCATACTTTACTATGGCTGAATACACAACGCCTCCAGCCTCCATTGATACGCTAATGTCCAACTCCCAATCACAATTAGGATAGTCATAAAAGGCTGGAAATATAAACTTAGGAGGTATGCTTCTGTTTATGGTTACAAAGCCAGCGCTTGTTCCTGTGCCGCTAACATTGGCAACAGTAGCAAATCCATCATTGATATCGTAAAACTTCATGCTCCAAGAAACAGGCTTCGCCATTCTCATATTCCAAATGAAATTATCTGAGCCAGATGAACTTGCAAACTGATTGAAATAATATAATTCACTATTGTATATTTCCTTAACAGTTCCTCCATCAACGTCTGACTGAATGCTGACATCGTAAGGAATCAATGCCAATCGTTTATCAAGTTCTGTTTGAATATTACCTGTGTATGGCTTGGTATTTATTGAATTGTAAATCCCATTTCCCACGCCTTGTAGATTCCAATTTCTGCTGGATGTTGCTAATGGTATAAACTTGCTACCAGCGCCTGTCGTGTTTTGGATTCCATCATCAAAAGTATCGTAGCGCAGCTTTAGTTCCTCATTTGTGCCAAGTTCTGGAATAGTGTCTTTTCCAAAAACGTCAGTTAAGTTGGTCATTTCGCTGAAGAACTCAACCTCGTAAAAATCAACGCTTCCGTTCTTTAATACTGCGCGTTTGAGCCAAATATAACCACTTCTAAAAGGTAAGGTGTTTATGTCTATTCGTGCTGCTTTTTTGGTCGCAGGATTGAAACCTGTGGCAATGCTTTCATTATACCAATGCGACATCGCAATATTATTTTGTTTGCTTGCTGGAATAGTGAACGATTGTGTGAAGTCAGAAAAGACTTTATCTAAATCTCGAAAGTCCTTAACAGTTCGGTTCATCTGTATGTTCTCATCTGCAAACAAATCAAGCCTGTCAGTTCCAATATAAACCTCAACATTCAACCTCATAATTATCTTGTCTTATCTTGTCTTATCTTGTCTTGTGGCATTGCGAAATGTATGCGACCGGAATGCGACCGCATAAACAAACTTTCAACTGCTTGATTATCAGACCACATCATTCAACTCGTTGTAAGCAAAGTCAAAGGTCAATGCGTAATTTATCAACTTATCGTTTACAGATTTCTTAAACTCAACTTGGTTCGTTTGAATCGTCACAGGAGTAAAAACATTGTCAATAATGAGAACAATGCTTTCGCTCAACATTATCTCCTCCAGCAGCAAACTAAACGATTCATTTACAAATCCTGTGTTTACAATAATTGACTTAAATCCGTTGACATTATATCTCAGCTTTTGCGCAGCATTAAGATTATATGTGTAAGCGTTGTTTACAACTTTTCCAATGTTTCTTTTGTATTTACTTTCAGTTGTTGACATCTGAGTCATTGACTTCTTAAAAAAGCTGAAGCTATCCCAAAAACCAAACTTGTTAATGAATAAGCAATCAATCACTTCGTATTTTGGCTCGCAAATAATTTCATATCTCAAAACTCCTTGAGCATTGACAGAAGCTAAATCGTTTTGTGCGGTTTCATATGGGCTGCCTAAATCTTCTCTTGCTACGAAATGACCAACTCTGAGAAAATCAAATCCATCTATCCAATTATTACAAAGATTCTTTTTACCGATGGGTAGATAAGTTACCGATTGCTCCACTTTATCAACCATATAATCTGAAGGTAATATCTCTATATCAAATATGTTATTGACTGTCACAGAACTCGCTGCGTTGGGCTGAAACCATAACCACTTAACAGTATTATCGTAGTTAGGCGGAGGCGCAGATTCGTCAGCACCAAATTTGATGCGACCTCTTGTAGGCACATCAGGATTATTTCTATCAAACTCACCTGTAAATATTGGCAAGATAGTGTAGCTGTTCTGGCCCATCTGACGATAGCAATCTGTTGCCATTATCGTGACATCGTCTTGCTTAGTTACTGCTGGTGTCCATTGGACATAGCCATAGTTTCCCGAGCCTCCTGACGATGGTAAAAAGTTTACGCCATCTTTGAATCCACCATAACCAAAGTTTGCTGTAAAATGTTCTTCCGTTGGTGATGGGTCATCACCTCCCGAAACGGTTATTGTTTTATCTACCTCGATAAAAAGAATCTCATCTGCTTGCGCTGAATTGTTGTGGGCGAATACGATTGGATTGACAGCACTGCTGGTGGTGTCCATACAAAAAAACACGTTGTTGGCTTCACCATAATCAAACACAATAGACGAAGAATTAAATGACGAAACTGTCACATCCCAAGTCTCTTCTGTAAAACTGCCGTTACAAGGCGCTTCACCTGAACCTGAAAACTGAGGCGTTGTTACATACCATTTATCTCCAACTTTTAAATTGCAAAAGCTGCTCGTGTTAATGGTTACAGTTAAGTATTGACGTGTAGAATCAACTGAAATATCTGTGTTGTCGTTCAATGAAAAGTAACCATACTTAATATCTTGGTCATACTGATGGTCAAGAAAATCAGATGCCAAAGGTGCAATATCAAACACAATTATATTATCAACCGCGTTGGTTTTGGACAGCGTGTACGTTTTTAAAACATTGCCTGTAACGGCTGACGCTCGGCTGCCATTCTTAATTTTAACGCTTAGAGACGCGCTTGTAATTGTAGTGCCTGTGTTGGGTACGCAGTTAATAAAGAACGGTGACCTCGTTCTTACAGGTCTATGATTTTTTAGTGCTGTTGGCATCGATTGTGTCTATTTGTGAACTGATATAATCTATATTATCTTGCGCAATGGCTTCTTGAAGCTGACTGAATAGTTTTTCCTCTTGGCTTTCGTAAGCATCTGTGAAGAAGTTGGTTGCTGGTATTCCGTACTTTTTAATCTTGCGATTGATTACATACGCTAATCCTTTTATTGCTGTGGCTTTTTGTTCAGCATTTTTAAAGGTTTTAAACCTACCTGTTTTTAAATCTCTAATTCGTAATGGCTTTTTCTTAATCCAATCAATCAAGACTTGCGGAGGAACTCCTTTTCCTGCTCTCCTTCCTTTATCTACATTGAATCCATACTCCAGCATCTTGAAGATGATGAATCCTTTACTGAATCTTCCATCTTTAGTGGTTGTCTTTAATTCAGATGTGATTGACTTTCGGAGATTGCCAGAATTATCAATGCGCTTCTTGTAGCTTTTGCCTTTGGAATTTTTGGCTGTGTAGGTTTTACCTACGTTAATTTGCGCCAACCGAACCACGTTATCTGCGAAGTCAGCTAAGACTTTATCTCTTGCGCCTTTTACTCTGCCAGCCATCAGATACAGATTTCTGTATTTGGCACATCAATAGCTATGTCAATTGCCCAACCAGCAAGCAGATTTTCAAACCTATCTTGAAAAGGCGTTGCTGTTACTGAATCAGTCAGTTGAAAGTTGTTACTGAAAGCTGTGCCTCTTCGTAGTTGCTCAACCAATCGGTTGCAAACTTGAAGCTGAGTGTTCCAGATATCTTGCAAATTATCCATTCCGTAATACGGCTCAGTCTCATTTCTAAGCTGGCTCTTGTTGATGTCCACCACATCCATACATATAACCGTAAAGTTTAATGTCATTGTCGAGCCATTTAAGGACGTATTACCAACGATAATATGAGCCAATGGAAAAATACTTTGCTTAGCTAAATCAGCCTCGCTAACGTCTCCTATGGTGACCACGTTGACATTATTATCTGCAATCAATAAGTCGTGTAGCTTCTGGGTAACTGTGTAAAATTGTCTCATCTCTGCTTGCGTTTTATTTCGTTGCTTTCAATTTCGTTTTTCTGTTTGTCAAAGGTCAGTTTAAGCAAACATTTATGGAGTGCCAATTTTGTGACTTCATCAATTCGAGTGACGCTTCCATCTGCGAGATGAACGATTGATTGATACCAGCCCCAACGCTGTCCAAACTGTGCGCGTTCTCCGTATTCATTGTCATCAACTCCTCCTGAAAAGAGGTCTTCATATCGCTCAGCAACTCTTTTCCTAAATTCCAAAAAAAAAGCATCGCTCCAAGTGTTGTCTCTAAGTCGCAATCAAGAAAGAACTCAGCGTATTTGTCTGAGCCTTCGTAATCTTCGATTAGGTATGTTTCCTTAACCTTCAAGGTAACAGGTCTGTAAAGCACCGCCATCGCCTTATGATAGGTAGTTGGTGACTTCATATAATTCTCAAGGTCTACATACTCGCCCAGACTAATATCGTCCAGCTTAGGAATGAAACCAAAATCTGTATCGCCAATCTTTATTCTGTTTCTGAATGTTGGTTTTTGTCCGAACACATCTTGCAGCATCTGGACAACGACATCGTATTGCGTCAGGCTCAGTTTCTGAAGGTCTTCATAGCTTACATTGCAGAATATGCTCACCATCTTCATCGCCACAAACTCGCTTTCTTGAGCGTCCTTGTTTGCGTCCAATATCTTTTGGTATGCGATGTAGTCCTTCAAAGGAATGTCCTTGAGACTTGCTGGAACTTGAAATTTGACTTTCATAATATATAAACGTATTTAGTTGACTTTGTACCTCACGCAAATATAGGGCATAAAAAAAGCCCCATCTCTGAGGCTTGTTTGTTTTAATTCTAAGATTCTTTTAATTAACAAGCATTCGAATAAACTCCTCGTCATTGTGCCGCTTTTTCAATTCCTCTAAATCATCGTAAAGCTCAAGAAACTCTTCAGCTATAAGTTTCATATTGTGCATCGCACTAAGTTCTTTTTGGCTTAATCTTTCCCAATTATAAATTAATTCTTGCATTACTTCTAAGCAATCTTGTAGGTCTCCTGAGGTGTTCTGAAATCGGCAATAGCTCATGTTACTCATAATATTATTTGTTTAAATTGTTTGTTTTAATGATTAGCGTTTTCAAAAACAATAATCGCGTTTTTTAATTCTATGATTCTTCTGATTTTTTGTTGAGCCATACTAATGAAGTTTTGCTCTAAACAATCTATAATTGCCTCTTTTTCTTGTTCGATTTGTGATTGAAAATATTCAATCATTTGTTCGTTTTTTTGCTGCAACTTTTTAGCTTGATAATCATCTTTTGCATCTTGTAAATTCTTCTCTTCTCTTGCTTGTGATATTGTCATTGTGTTTGTTTTTGTTTTATCAAAGATATAAATGTTTTCCACATAAACTAACAATTGACAAAAATATTTTTTGAGCATAAAAAAACCCCTACATTTCTGTAAGGGTCTTATAAGTGTTTCAGTTTTTCTATTTATTTAACACATTCTTTTAAACACTCTTCATAAGTTTTAAAACCTCTGCTTTCGTAAACTTCTTCAAGTTCTCCATTTTCGAATCTTGCAACTCTCCAAGTGTCTAAACAAGTTTGAAAAAATGGTTTATGCTCAATTTTAGTTCCGAATACGTTTGTAAATGCTTTCATAATATCTGTTTTTGTTTGTTTGATTTGTCAAATATATAAATGTTTTCCACATAAACTAACAATTGATAAAATTATTTTTATCTGATGCTGTAACTTCCGTAGTTCGGATTTGCAAGCCTATTCCAAACCGCATACCTGACCGCATCAATAGCGTGATTGAAATTGTCCACAGGTTTGTTGAGCAGGTTGCCATTCTTGTCTTCAGTCCACTTGTAGTTTTGCAGTTCTTTGATTAGGTTCAAACTGTTGGCTGTGACCTTCAACTCGTACCTCTTGAGCATATCAATGCCAGCCATTACACTATCCGCACCTTTAGCTGTTGGTTTGACATTCCAACGTAGCCTGTGCAGTTCCTCTATTGACTTTGGTTCGGCTGAATCCGCATAGATTACGTCAAGCCGGTTCAGTCCTAACTCCTCAAACTTCTGAGCG